AATCTGCTGCTGCCTGTTGTGTTACCGAAAGCCCGCCACCAGTTTGTGCATTACCAACCATCCCCAGACTTGTTTTCTTGATTATTTCACCCGTATTCGAATTGATTAGAGTTGCAGTTACTTCCCCGGAGTCGGCAGTTGAAGTAATAAGCTGGGTTTGAACATTTTTGGCCTTCTGGGCATCTATAGCAGCTTGAATCATTGAACTTGATATCCCCGTTGCCATTGTAATATTTGCGATATCTTGTCCGGAAGCACCATCCAATGCGCCTGAAGAGAGGAGACTATTAAACTGATTTAGAGCCTGTGTTGCTTGAGCGCTATTGATATCAAACTGCTTAGTTTGTAAATTAAGCTGAGTTTCGATATCCGCTTTTTTGGTTGCTATTTCATTTTGCAATCCTGCTATTGCGTTATTGAAATCGATTTGAAGTTTTTGAATCCTGCCCACGCGATTTGCTTCCGATAAAAAGGGGTTGTCGTTGATTTTGCTTACGGCTTCGTTAAAACCCTTAGTCTTGTCTGCTAGTTCCAATTCTTTACCGGCGACTCCAGAGCTTGCTTGTAACTCCTTATATACACCTGGTAGGTCAATAGTTGGCTGATTGAAAAAGCTGGTGTCAACTCCTGCCCCAGCACTTGCTCCTGCACTAGAAGTCGGCCCACCCTTTCCTTGCCCTCCAGTTGCGTTAAAATCTGCTACCGCTTCGGCGTCACCCCAGCCAGCATATCCGTAATAACCTCTTGAAATTAAGTCGGCCGCAGAAGTCGGTTGTCCACTGGTCGTTGCAGTACTTGTATTCTGTGGAGGAGCATAAGGCTGTTGTTGGGCTGGTTGGCCTGCTTGAGCTTGATTTGTCGCCCCACCCTTGCCTGCACCTCCTGTAGCCGCAAAGTCTGCTGCTGCTGAAGCATCATCCCATCCCTGATATCCGTAAAATCCTTGTTGGACTAGCTGTTGTGCTGTTGCCATTAAGTGTCAAACCTCCCTCTAAGGTCTTTGGTGCTTGAATTTCCGAAAAAATTGGGGACATCAAAAAAAGGCATATTCTTTTCATACTTGGCCATTTCCTGTCGGACTTTCCCCCAAGCCACCGCCAGTATTTGTTTGGCTTCCTCACTTTTAAACTGGGCGGATTTGTCATCATCACTTTTAGATTTAAGTATTGCTACTGCTTCAAGTTCTATGGCCTCATTGGCTTCAGGGGTAGAGTAGGTAAAGATTGTAGTATCGTCGTCAGCACTCAAAGATGAGGGAACCTTTATTCCCCAAACATGAATATTATTAGTTCCGGCAGTTGTGGGAATGGGCCAGATGAAGAACCTTCTCCATTGGTTGCCCCATTTTTTATCGGTTGAATCAGGGTAATCTTCTTTCCAATTGAGGTAATCGTCAAAGGAAAGCGGGCTTCCATCAGGATCTTCTCCATACCGCTCATCATTTCCATCAGAATCAAGTAACGTCAGCTTCCAAATAGAGTTTGATCTCCAGTTTTGAGGATAATCGTAGTATTCTTGGCCAACTTGAGTTGAAGTCTTTTTGGCATCTTGAAGCTCGGGCCAAGGGAATAACCCCGATGCCTTACGATATGCACGATTAATAGCTCTATCTATAAGGCTAGGCGCATAAAGAGTGGACTCATCTCCGATTGTAAGGTCGTCTTGTATGGCTGTTCTTAATTGAGCTAATGTATCCATAGTCAAATAATAGATATTGTTTTTAGTTTAAGGCAACTAAGCTAATTCGTTGTAGTAGATATGGTAGCGGTAAAAAATAGTCCTGTCTCCTGTGGGATCACCATTATAAAGGTGAATATAGAGGTTGGCAGTATCGACTGCATATTGTCCTCCATCTGGTGAAATCGCTCCAATACTTTTAAAAGCATAAGGAGAAAACTTATCATTAGAACGCCAAATACTTGTGCAGAAAACTATAAAAGCTGGTGTATATCCTAAATCGTGGGCAATGGTTACTGTGGCAGTCCCTGATGGGCCAAATGGTGCGGTAGCAGCAGGGACTAATTGAGAACCCGATCCACTAGCAAAAAACTTTAGAGTATTATATTTAGAGCTGTACACTAAGTTCTCTTTTGCTGTTGTTTTGACATCAAAACCAGACTGTGAAACTTTCAATCCATAATTTGTCATACAATTGCCTTATCTATAAAAATCAAATAATAACCAACGGCGGTAAAAGCTGCTAGATTATCACCATTGACACCAACATGGAGATGTAAGTTAGTACTATTTGAGTAAGCACTTCCAGTAATAAAATTCCCAGTTAGCATACTTGTATCAAGGGAGTCTTGAAACCATAGTTTAGATGCGTGTTTAAGCTTAAAGTAACAAAGGTAAAATGGTGCGTACCCTAAGTTGTGAGCAATATCAACATCTCCGATACCAGTCCCTTCAAATCCAGTAAATTCAGAAACAGATATATTTGTACTTCCAGTCATCCATATTTTCAGTGAGTTGGCTTCAGAATTAAATACCTGGTCTTTGACTGCTGCTGTCTTTACATCAAACCCTGGTTTAGATATTTTTATCCCGTAATTTGTCATACCGCATCATAGAAAATATAATAGTAAAAGCTCCTCGTTGCCCCATCTGCATTATGAATTACCAAATTTGTGCCGTCCACGTACATATATGTACCAGAAGTATCATCATAGACTGGAACTAAGTTACTGCTTCCGTTCTGCATAAATACCCAAACTATCGGTGTGTAGGAAAGTCCGTGGGCTATTGTTTCATCTGCCCCGTTGGCAATAGAAACCGTAGCAGATTGCTTAATTTTTATTAACGCTATATCTGTGACCAAAGAGAATTTCTTTATTTCAGAAGCAGAAGTCGGATTGGTGGTTGATGCGTCATAACCATCTAATGTTACTTTAATTCCATAGTCTGACATGATTAAAATCCCCCTTCATCAAATCCAATTAGAATACGGTCATTACTACCATCATTCACTAAAATTCTCGGTTCGCCATTTTCGTCTACATCAATAATCACACGATTGTTGCCGACAATTACTTCACCTGTTATTAAACTTCCCGACTGAATCGAACCCTTAAATACTGCGCTTCCATCAACTCCATCAATAGCAAAAGTAGTTACTCCCGCTACGTCTCTGGCGGTTAAACCATTGGGTGTAATTCTTAAGTCCCCCGATACCCCTTCTTTAAAGTTACCTACTTGAAACCCACCGGATTGCTCTAAGTCAAATTCTTGTAAAACCTTTCGGCTTCTAGTATTTAATGCTGTACTTAAAAGTTCTACCGCAGTTCTTTTTTTGGGGAATGTTTTTTCTTTAGATACAGTTGAGTTAAAAGTACCCGCAGGGTTAGCTTTTCCAAGTAAGGGGACAAGTTGGGGTTCCCCTGGAAATGGAGCATCCTGTATTACTTCTGGTTCGTAAACTTTGTCTGCCATATTTAGTCAAAGTAAGTCCTGCTTCTTAATACTGTCGGGGTTAAGTTGAAAGATGGGGTTAGTAAAATTTTATGTTCGAAGATATCCCCTTCAGCGCCTATGCGGAAGGTAGCCTTCTTGCCATTCGTTGTAGAGTAACTTGCGTCACCATTAGCTGTATAAGCCCTCGTCCAGCCCTCAGATCTGTTCATTTTGTAAAATAGTTCAATACTGCATCCTGCTGGTAATATCTCCATAAATATCTCCGTGTATTTCCACTGCGTTATTCCTTCTGGTTTTTTAATGGGCGCTCTAAACTCCAAAGACTCATATGTCCCCAAAGCCTTTACGGTAGAGTCTACGGCCTTTACCCCAAAATCATTACCATCTCTATAAGAAACAATTGTAACGCCCTCTACATTTGCTACAGCCCCTATTTCGTCAACTTCTAAGGCATATTCAAGATTTAGTGTAAATGGTTGTTCTTTGTTCTTTCTTCCATAGGTATAAACTCCGTTTTTGTCGGTATCTGCTCCAAACACTCCCCATAAGGACATATTGCCTAGTGTTTGCTTATCTATCCAAGAAAGTGCGGTACTTTCCCAATCGAATATATTAATCTGGTCTACTTCATTAGCTACCCCACCAGGATTGACCCTACCCCCACCAGGAAATCTTTTAACGGGCATTGTATCGGTGAAATTAGCGAAGAATATCTTTCCGTCATCTCCAATTTGGGCAAGGGGTACTTCACAATCAATCATTCCGTTAACACCCTTGTTTGGATAACCTGCCTTATAAGTTCCTATTACTGCTCTACCGTTTCTTTCAACTATCGTCTTAGCGATATTTCCGGGAATTAAATTAAGTGCCTCGTTGGTATAGGAATCATCATATCCTACTAATGCGATATCAGAACCTGCACTGATATAATTTGCACCACCAACCTGCCTCATTGTATGCCAATCTGCATCGGGTAAGTTTTCTGCCACAATTTCCACATCAGTCCAATTAGAGTTTCCGGGGAGTTCCTTTTGTTTAACCTTAGTTCCAGTTGCCCACTGAAGATAAGTTGTTGTGGCGGAGGGCTTTTCTTCTGCTCCCTTAATCTGTCCATCTGGATCTTTGTATATGTTTCTCCAGTAACCATCATTGTATCTTCTGTAAATAAATCCCGTATTGCCAAATCCATAAGTATTCCCATCACTTGCCTTAACAAAGAATCTGATTAAATCCTCAAATATATTATTAAGTCCAGATGAAAGCGACGGAGAAGCGCTATTTGATGATGAAGGAGATAAAGAAGCTGACGGACTAGCGGATTTAGATCCACTTTTTGATGCTGAGGCCGAGGGAGAAGCGGATTTCGAAGGAGAATTACTAGGACTTGGAGAAACACTTACACTTGCACTAGGTGATATGGAAGCGCTTGGTGAGACTGAGGCGGATATAGAATGCGTCCCGCCCAATTCTCCTTCCTCTACCAATCTTTGCCCACAAGTAAGAGTATCAACTATTTTCCTGATGTCTAAATTGCTACCGAATTTAAACGCACCACGAATCCCACGATCCGAGAATGACGAAATTCCTCCACCCCATTCCTTTATCTCAAAAATTGCCATACTTTATATTAGAAAAGATTATTAGTTGAACGCAATTAGTCCGGTGAACTGGGTAATGCGTCCCATGACTTATATTTATCAGAATAAGTAATGGGGCTTGAAGGGCTTGCACTCTCAGAGGCTATATTATTTGAAATTGGATCATCGTCACCAACTATTGGTAAATCGTCCCACTCCTTATATTTAGCAACATATACTATCGGAGAAATAGATGGGCTTGCACTTGGACTGAGGGATGCTGACCCACTTGCCGCAGAGGGTGATACACTTGCGCTCTCACTTGCCGATGGAGACAAAGAAGCACTTCCAGAAGCTGATCCAGATGCTGAAGGAGATAGCGATTTACTTTCACTTTTTGACACACTGGCGGATTCTGATTTAGAAGCAGATTTACTGGCACTTTTCGATTCAGATGCCGAAGCGCTAGCAGATGCAGACGCTGATGGGGAAAGAGACTTGCTTTCACTGGCAGAGACTGAGGCACTCACCGATGCGGAAGGAGACAGGCTCTTTGACTCACTAGCACTTGGACTTAAGCTTTTAGAAGCAGAGGCACTGGGACTCAATGAGGCCGAGGGACTAAGACTCGGACTCTCCGAACCCAGACTCTCACTTGCCGAAGGGGAGAGTGAGGCACTTGCTGAGGCAGAAGGAGACAAAGAAGCCGAAGCTGAAGCTGAAGGGCTTAAAGAGGCTGAAGGAGACAAACTGGCACTCGGCGAAAGGGAAGCACTTGGGCTTAATGATGCCGATGGTGACAAAGAGGCACTTCCCGAGGCAGAAGGCGATAGGGAAGCAGAGGCCGATGCACTAGGACTTAAAGAGGCTGATGGCGATAAAGAGGCCGAAGGAGATAAAGATGCACTTGGTGATAATGACTTAGACTCACTCGCTGAAGGACTTACAGATGCACTCTCAGAGGCCGAGGGAGAGAGACTAGCTGAAGGGCTTAAAGAGGGCGACTCGCTTCCCTCTGAAGGTGAAGCACTAGCAGACGGGGACAGACTGGCGCTTGGGGATAACGAGGCAGAAGGAGATTGGCTCTTGCTTTCACTTGCCGAAGGGCTTTGTGACTTCGACTCCGATGCTGAAGGAGACTGTGAGGCAGAAGGGGACAATGAAGCACTAGGACTTAGACTGGCAGAAGGTGACTGACTTTTACTGGCTGAGGCACTTGGTGATAACGATTTAGACTCACTGGCTGATGGAGACTGACTAGCAGATGGACTTAAGGAGGCAGATGGACTAAGAGATGC